CTCACAGCCATTTTTTTGAGACAATAAGAACTCAATTACATCTGTATTAAAGAAGTTAGTTTTTAACTCTATCCAATAATATTTCTTATCTGTCATATTGTTTTGTATCTCTTTAGAATGGCAAGTCGTCAGGGTTTATTTCGAATCCTTGATCCTTGGCGGATTCTGCAACTTCTTCCGGTGTCATTGGTTGGATATCTTCTTTTTTTATTGATTTTCCATAGTATGGCTTATCATCTTTCGCTTTTGTCTGCATCAAGATTTCAACATTATCAACAACTACTTTTGTTGAATAGACTGTCTTACCGTCTTTGTCTTGATAGCTTTCCTTCTGCAAATGTCCTTCGATAGCTAGCTTGTCGCCTTTATGAGCGTAGTTTCCTAAGAATTCAGCAGTGTGTCTCCACGCTTGGCAGTCAATCCAATCTGTATCAGCTTGCTGTTGCCCTTGCTTTTTCATTCGTTCGCAAGCAATTGAAAAGCTAGTAACTGCAATTCCTGATTGTGTTTGCATTACTTCGATGTCTTTGCCTAGACGACCTGTGCCAATCCACTTATTAATACTTGTCATTTATCAGCTTTAACCTTCTTTCTTCTTCTACTTTGTCGTGATATGTAACACCTACTGCGATTGCCGCCCATACGTCTTTAGATACTCCATAGAACCATCCGGGATTCTTTTTTGTACCTACAACTCCGAATCTGTCTATTAGTGCTTGTCTGATGTTTGAATCCTTTGCTCTCATACTTCCGCATAGATTTTCTTTTTCTTCTCTTCGATAGATAAGCTTGTATGTTTCCGGAGCTAATCGTTCAATAAATCTTCCAATCCATACGCAAGTATCAAATACTTCTTTACCAACTGCCATTCCGTAAGATGCGATCATTTCAATAACAACAACCGTTGTGTTTTCTTCTAAGATGGTGATGCAGTCCTTCATCACTTCATCGTTAGGTTTCTTCGCAAACTTAACAGGTCGTAGATCAGCATCCAGCAAAGCATAAGCGCTCTGCTGATTGCCTGGATCTATTGCAAGGATTCTCAAATTAAGCTCTCGCTTTCTTCTTCTGCAGGTGCTTCGCTTTGGACTTCACCTGTTTCTGCATCAATTGCTTGGACTGTTTCTGTTGCTCCTTCGGCTTCAATGTATGTTGGTGCTTCTTCTTGACTTGTTGATTCTTTGAAAGTCATATCGTTTGTGTATGCTGTTTGCATTTCAATTGACATGATTCCCCACTTGCTAATTAGCTGTCTTAACATTGTCTTGTAAGCCATGCCATCAAAATCTTTTTCCCAGAATGTATAGCCTTTGTGAGCCTTGTAACCCATACTGTATTTTTCAGCATGTGCTTCCATCTTTGCCTTGCTCCAATACATTGATTTCTTGAATCCGTTTACTAATTCAAACATTGCATAGTAGCCGATTGTTTTAGCCTTCTCTCTTTCATCAGGATTTTCGATAACTTGAACTTCGATTTCTTCGTTGAAAGGATCGAATCCTTTTAGCTCGCCTTCTTTAACTGCGATTACATTTAACTTCTTGTATTGACCTGAACGAATAGCTAGCTGAATCATTCCTTTGTAACCTAGCTGAAATGTAGCTACCTTGCCTTTGCTCTTGTCATTGAATGGCACCATGTAGTACTGCCCTAACTGTGGACTTGGACTTAAATTTAGTGATTCACCTAATAGTGCTGCACTGATTGTTGATACTCCAGAGCATTCTTGAAGTTGTGGGTTTGTGCTAACTGCTGAAATTAAAGCAGCTGTAAATCTCTTTGTTCTTGCTGCATCTCCAAGTGTGGACATGATGTTTTCCTGTACACTTGTAGACTTGATGATCTGCTGGAAAGGAATGTGTTTCAATCCTGCTGATGTTGCTTTCTTTGCTAAAGAATTTGTTACTGTCATAATGTTTTCTTTTTATCCTCTTACTTTCTTTTCTTTTGCGATGCTTTGGAATCTGATTCCGTTGTTCTTAAAGAACTTTGTTAGTTCCATCATTTGCTCATATGTAGCGTCTAGAATCTTGAATGTTGGTGAATATAGATAATCAGTAGGTTGTAACTGCTCGTAATCCTCTGTTTTTGCCACTTTTTCTTCGTTTTTAGAAGGGTTTACAGGTTGTGCGAGTGTTTCTACCTTTGTATCGTTTTGCGTCTCCTGTTGCTTTCTGCGAGCTTCTGATTGTGCTTTGAATTCTTCGGCTTTCTTTAGTTGTTCTACATGCTCGTGCCAGTTACTCAATGTTGTTGAAAGATTCAATGTCTTTAGATAGTCAACTGACATGAAATTCAATTGATCTATATCTTTTGTAAATGCGATATTAGTTAAATCGTTGTCGATTTGCTTTCTCTTAGATTCCAAATCTGCTTGCCATTGAGCACTTGAACACGTTGCATTTAGATACTTCTCTTCAAAAACCTTTTCAAAAGGAATAGGTAACGCAAGCTTGAACTGGTTCCAGTATTCCTCAATTTCTTTCTTCTTCTCTGCTTTTCTCGCTTCTTCATACGCTTTGATTTGAACATCAATGTCGTCTGAACATGCTTTGATTTTTGTAGTTAGCTGTTTAACTTGGTCAGCAAAGTCATCGTATGGCTTGCAGAATTCTTTCTTGCGCTTGATCTTTTCATCGTTGAGTTGCTTGGCAACTCTATTTAAATTGGCTCTTGTCTTTTTAGCTTCTTGCATTTCTTCGCTAGAGAACTGCAATCCTTGATATTTCTTTAACTGAATGTCCAGTTGTTCGTTGAGTTGTTCAAAATTCCAATTCAACAAACCGACTTTCGATTCAACTCTAACTTCTAGTTCACTAGAAACTTGTGCTTGTTCTTCCATTTGTTCTTCTTCCTTCTTCTTTTTATAAGCCTTGAATGATTAGCTATAAGCCTTGAATGATTAGTGGTGGTTCTTTGTCTGTTTCAACATATTCTTTCCAGAATGTTGTGACGCTTGATGATACAGCCATCAAGTCATCGAGAACGTCATCACGTTCTATGTGGTAGCGTCTTAGCTGGCTGTAATCATCGTCAAATGTTAGTTCCGCATACAGATCAACAAAGTCAAAGCCTGTAACATTTAAGCCATGTAACACTTGAATGTAGTAGTTATCAGGAACATGCTTGTTCCACTTTTCCTTGTCGTATGACCTAACGATTGTTGTTGTCTTACACTCAAAGATTCCTTTTCTACCTGTGTCTTTTTCAACGATTAAGCCGTCCGGTGAATAAAGCATCCAAGGACATTTGACATTCTGTAGAATCGTATCGTCTTGGTATTGAATTTCATATTTGTCCTTGAACTTCAATTGAAACAATCTGCGAATGTATTCTTCTGCATTCTGTCCGTATTTGACATATGGCTTGTCGCTAATGTTAGGAGCTGTTGCCCTTCCTGTTTTGATTTGCCACAATTCGAGATTAGTTCTCCACTTGTTCATGCTCATTGTTGTTGATGCGTCACTTCCACCAATTCCATGAAGCTCTGAACGTGCTTTTAACCATTCACCACGATTCTTGTAGTGATGGACTTTATAGACATCGTTAGACTTGTACAGGCTCTTGCCGTATCTAATCGCCATTTTCTTTTATCTTCTGTCCTCTATAATTTCTGTAATATCATCAATCAGTTCTTGACTTCTGCGTGCCATCATCTTGTCATAAACGTCCTTGTCAGCATCTTCTGCCTCGTTCAGAATGTAGCAGAATGCAGTTACTATCTGTGCGCTTAGATCATAGATATCCTGATCTGTCACTTCTTCTTCATGGATACAGCGTTGCTTTGCCAATGAGCCATTATTTTTACTGCACATATACATATGTTTCATTCTCCTGCTTTCTCATTTTCAATCAGTTGCATAACTTCAATCAGCGCTGACTTGTCTACATATAGTTGGTCATGTTCTGTATGGATTAGATACTTGCCATTGCATCCATCTGTAATATCGAATCGAACAGGTCTACCCTGCTGTGTTACTGCATCTACTTCATATGCATCTAGGTGAAAGTTACTTTGCATGGCTTCCATCTCCTTCCATAAGTTACAATTTATTTCCATATAGCGAATCATTCTCCATTCTTAATTCTGCATTCTCGCTTTCAAGTCGCTGAATGCGGAGCTGTGCTTTGTGCAACTCATCGAACTGCTTTGCATTCAGTTCTTCTAGATCTGAGACCAACTTTCTTAAAGCCTTGTTTTTCTTCTGAAGGAATTTAATACTTGCAGTGAATGTCATATCATCAATACTCCCAGCTGAATAGCTACAAGTGTGAGAATTGCAAGTGTCAGGAAACAAATCAGTGCAACATCACTATTGCTGATAGTCTGTACTGTTTCTTCTTCAACTGTTTCCTTTCTTCTTGCAAAGGATGGAATATCCAATGGTTTTTCAAAATGATGCACCTCTAGAGCCTTTTTTTCATTCATAATTTGCACCTTTCCTTTCTTCTAATGCTTTCAGTCTGTCTGCCCAGCGTTCTGCTTTGCGAGTGATAATTTCATAATCTGGATGGATCCATGCAGTTTCAACTACATTTACCACATCTGAGTATTCCTCAATAATGCTGCTCATGTCCTGTTCCTCACATAGATTTGTTTCTTCAAGGGATCTTAGGTATTTGAGACATGTCTGTGATAGTTCTGCAGATTCCTCAGCTAGTTGCATGATGAGTACTTTTCTGTCCAGCTTTGAATGAACATAGTACTGTGCAACTGCTTTCCTTCTTATCATTTCTTGAATATCTGTGAACTCATCGGTCTTTTTGTCTGCCAGAAGGAACTTTGTAAAGATTCCCTGCATGATCTTCTCACCACCCATCAATTCGATTACTTCATCTGTCATGTTGCGAAGCATGATTCCAATGTTTCCATCGTTGGTAGGATTGCTGTAATAATCACTGTCAATGATGCCTGTGCAGTTGCTGAGAATGATTCCTCGCTTTCCAATTGAGCTTCTGATATGCAGCTGTAATGCTTCATCTTTCTGCATGTATGCCTTAACGTCTGTCCATAGTGATGTTGTACTATGTGGCAGAATAGCAACATTCTTTGGAAGAAAGAAGTCATATCCTGCACTGTGTTTTGTGCTTCTCTTCGGCATCAGAATGCATTTCACATGATTCTGTCTTGCTTCTTCTTTTACAAGTTCAAATCCTCTAATTTTTGACATTTTTTCTCCTTTTTCAAAATAATTGTGGGGTTACGTTTGTTAGCATCTTTTCTTTTGCCAGCTTGTAAAAATCTTTCTTGATTTCAAACCCATAACATGATCTGTTTAGTTCAGCACATGCTCTTAGTGTGCTACCACTACCAGCTACTGGATCTATCACAACGTCATATTCATCTGTGTATATTTCTACTAGTTGTTTAATAACTTCAACTGGCTTTTGTGTCGGATGTATTTTAGGATATCTCCCCCCCCTGTCCCACTTAAACCAGTCGAGAATCATTTTTCCGTTGTTGTTGAATTTCGGTAGTTTTTCTCTGTAAAGAACTAATGCACATTCTGTTGCACCACAAACACGCATGTTAGCTTTAAGAACTTGTGAAGAAGAATTTTTGATGAAGAACAACGGTTGAGAATGTTTGAAGCCAAATTGTTTTGCATAATCTGAAACCGGTGTTAATTGCTGCCATGAGCAGAAAATAATCATGCATGGTGCTTTTCCTGTTTCTTTAGGTTCTTTTTTCAAAAGTCTTGTACAGAATTGAAAGAAGTTGTAAATCTTGAAGTCTTTATCTGTATCAAAGAATTCAGAATTTGCCTTACTGCTTTCTCCATTCTTGTTGTCTCCACCGATATACCAATCGCTTCGTGAACCGTATGCATTTTTTCCTATGTTGTATGGAATGTCTGCAATGATCAGTTGTGCACGTGGGATTTGGTATCTTTTCGCATTTTCGAAATGATCGTTATACAACTCAATCTTGATGCTCTTTTCGTGTTGCTCCACTTTTACCACCTTCTAACTGTAATAAATTTTCTGTAGAATAGCCAAGTGCAGCGAATCTTTCCTGTCCGCCTGCTAAGGTAACAAGGTCTCCTCTGTTCATGGCATCTTCATTCTTTTTGTACAGAATGTTCTGGTACAGTCTTATGAATTCGTTTCTTCGATACTCCAGAACATTCCTGTCTAGCTGTGCCAGACTTCTAGCTTCTCTGTGTGTGTACAATCGTCTTGTGATTGGATCAAGTTTTTTGTACTTCGGTTCTTCTTCTGCAACTGTTGACCACGAATCCACGTTGGAAACAAACTTTCGAAACTGTTCCCAGGCATGAATTGCAGTCTCTTCTACGTCTGGTGCCAGATTCTTCACAATTGCAGTTCTAATCTGCCCTACGTTAGGTGCAAACTTCTCATCAGTGTTGTAGATGTAATTTTTCACTGCATCAAAAACAACTTTTGTAGGTATGTTCAAAAATGATTCAGCCCAAAGGTTCACAAACATCTTTGCTTCGTCAATGTTCATGTTTGTAAAGCTGTTTGGATAGCTGATTTTGAACATTTGCAGAATCTTTTTTGCATCTTCTCTTGTCATAAGTCTGTAAAGTTCCATCCTTTCCCTTTGCTATTTCTCTGCACATAAGGCTCATCTTCCCAGCGTTCACCATTCAGCCATGTTGTTGCTAGAGGAATGTATTTTGTACCTTCTGCCTGTGCCTGCGGAATGACTGTCTTGTTTAATCCAGCCATGATTTTTTGATAGTCCTCTTCCGTTTTGCAAATCTTAATAAACCTCTCTTTTGCTTTCTTCTTGTCGTTTTTCTTTGGGTAAACGTTCCAGAATGAGTTAAACCACGATTCGGCAAGATCCAAGGTTTCAGTCTTAACTAGTACATCTGCATTGCTGTTTGCACGATATATACTTGGATTCGGATTAGGATTCGGATTAGGATTCGGATTAGGATTCGGATTAGGATTGGATTGTATTGGATTACGGTAACTTTTGATATCATTTGATATCATTTGATTGCAAGTATCGTTTTCAGGTGCAGGATATTTGGGTTTTTTAGCACGGATCTGTTGGTATTGCTCCCAGTTCACAATCTGAAGGAAGGGTTTAGCTTCAACCATGTAGGTGTAAACCATTCCAGCAGAGGCTAGGCTGTTAAGGGCATCACCGATCTGCTTATTTCTCAATTCCTTTAGTGGAAAACAATAGGCATTTATGATGGATTCTCTTCCATCAAATCTTCCGTAATCGTCGGCATTTACAATTAATCTGTAAAATAAAACTTCTTCAAACCATGATAGAGAATCAATAGAGTCACTTCTGCATATGCTCTCTCTAATAATTCTGTTTGGCATGTTTACTTCTTTCTAATTGATTTGAATGTCTGCTAATGCCTGTTCGATAAGGGTTTGTGCTTCGATCAAGTCTTGCTTAGAAACAAATAATTCATCGTGTTCTGTACAAATCTTATATTTTCCATTGCATCCGTCAGTAATTTCAAATCTTGTGGGACGATTCTTCCAGGTTACTGCATCAACTGCATAGGCATCTAAATGGTAATTTTTCTGCATCTTTCTTACCTCCTTTAGCAGATTCCAGTTAACTGCCATCTTTCAATCTCAACATAGAATTCTCATTTTCTAAGTACTGAATTCTTATTTGTGCTTCATGGAAGTCACTCCAAAGTTTCAGATTCATTTTTCTTTCTCGATCCAATGCTTTCAGTGCAGCATTCAATCTCTTTTCTAATGTTTCTCTTGATAACTTAGGCATGTTTAATCTCCATATCTATTCATAATGATTAAGGACGAGATCATAATGAATGCAGATGAAACACATAAGAATGTATCTTCTGTTCCAATTGCGATAAATCCGCAGACTGGTATGATGAGAGTCACCAGCATTTGTAGAGACGATCTCAAATGTCTTTTTTCTTGTTTTTCCAGCATTGTTTTTTCTCCTTATTTTTGTTACAATGTGGGTGAAGTTAATTGGTCTTGGCTTCACCCGGAAATCCATAAATTCTCTATGACTGGATTTCTTTTTTTGTGCCTTGAACGATCCTATCTATTTGCCTTTGAGATATTCCTGCTAATTTGAGAACTGTTTGAGTTCTAACCTTTAAAGGTTCAACTCTGAATGGCAGCTCTTCATTATCAACTTCGCTCGCTTTGTTGAATAATCTTTTTGCGTTTTGCCAGCTGCATCCAATCAGCACCATAATATCTGTTGTATTAAGATAGAATTGAGAAGCAATCTTTTCTCTTGTCTTAATAGGTCTTGGCATCTTCACTCCTTTCTTTTTCCATCATCCGCTGAATACTAAGTACAATCTTTCGTGAGTAATCAGCTAGGCATCATTGCTGATTTTTAAATTGTGAAATATTTTTGAGTTACGTTCCTACGCATTCAGAAATTCTTGTCAGAATCTCCATAGTCCAAATGGTTTTTTATTTGCCTTTAATCAAGAAACAGATAGATCCAGATTGTACTTAGAATTCAGCAGATGAATGGGTTTAACTTTTTAAACTCTTTTTGTAAAAAAATAATCACCAATTTCTTCTTTACTAATATCTAGCATTTCTGACATTTCCAAAATGTCTTTTCGAGTAAACTGAGATTTGTTGTTCATCTTTTTAGATAAACAAACAGGAGAAATTCCGTATGATTTAGCGAAATTTTCAAGCGTATCATACTTCTCAATAATTCTTCCTCTTAATTTTCTAAAGTCCAACATTTAACCTCCTTTCAACGATTACAAGTTTAACTTTTTAAACTTTTGCTGTCAACACTTTTGTTAAACTTTTTTAACTTTTTTGTTTTAAACGTATAAATTATCAGTTAAAATATATATGCATCACGAATAGGAGGAAAGTGTGAAAGAAGTAAAAGATAGGATTAAGGAAGGTTTAAGAATTAGAAACATGTCCGCTATCGAACTAAGTAGAAAGTCAGGAATATCTAAATCTTCAATTTCTCAATATATGTCTGGATTTGCAGTTCCAAAAGCAAATAGGATTTATGAAATTGCAAGTGCATTGAATGTTTCCCCTACATGGCTACTAGGTTACGATGTACCGATAGAAAACATTATAACGTTAACAGATACAAAAGAGATCGAATTGATTAGCAACTATCGTTCTGCACCACAAAACATAAAAGATGCAATCAATTCTCTACTAAGTTTATAAAAAGAAAAAGCACTGCTCTAAGTAGGAATAAGAAAAGAGCAGTGCTGATCCTTCCTTGGATTTCACCCAAAAAAGAAAATCTATAAATGTGCGAGGTAATTATACCATGATTGGCTATGACAGTAAACGGAAAACTTATTTTGTACAGGTGACTACTAAAGATCCACTGACAAATAAAAAGAAGTGCATAAAAAAACGTGGCTTTAAATTAAAGCGTGAAGCAGTAGAAGAAGAAACAAAACTTAAAATGCAAAAGAATGATTCTACTATTTCTGCTAATACTAATCTTACTTTTAAAGAAATGTCTGAACTGTGGGAAGAAACAATTGAATCTTCTGAGGTTTCAAAAAGGCATCACAGAGAACACTTTGAAAAACGATTTTCTGATCTGTATGAGAAACCAATTAAGAAAATTTCTAAAGAACAATTGATTAAATGGAGAAATAATCTTGGCAAGATGGATTATGCCACAAAAACAAAAAATACATGTATTTCTTATGTAAGATCCGTTTTTAAATTTGCATCTGAAATATATGGAATTTCTAATGTTAGTGTTGTCCTAAAAAATTTCAAAAACACTGAAAAAGAAAAAATGTCAGAAATGCAAGTATGGACGGTTGAAGAGTTTAATCAGTTTCTTACCGGTGTTGACAATGAACTGTATAAGGTTTACTTCACCACTTTATTTTGGACGGGTGCCAGAAAAGGCGAAGTAATAGCTTTGCAGTGTTCTGATCTGATAGAAGACGATAAATCGATTTATATACATGGATCACAAAGAGATGCATCTACAGGTATTAAATCTACCAAAACAGGAAATAAACGTTATGTGCGTTTAAACAGTGAAGTCTATTCTCAATTATTGAAACTGAAACAAATGTATAGAAAAGGTTATCTTTTTGGTGGTGATAGTCCACTCACCAGAACAACTATTGATCGTTACTTTAATGAAGGAATAAAAAAGAGTGGTGTCAAGAAAATTAGACTGCATGATTTAAGACATAGCCACGCTACCATGTTAATTAACGCTGGTGTTAATATCGTTGCAGTCAGTAAAAGGCTAGGACATTCAGATATAAATCAAACGTTAAAAACATACACGCACTTATTAAAAGATACTGACGATAAGATGATGGATTTTATAGAAGATTCTTATAGAAAACATGCATGCAAAAAATAGCATCCGTGGCATCCTTGTGGCATCCATTTTGTAAAAAAGCATAAAAATCTAAAATGCAATTTCGCATAAATAAGCGAAAAAATGAAGGTAATAAATGTTCAAAAAAGCCTATAATCGTTTCCCACTAGTCGCCCTTAATATCAAAAAACCGCATTAATAAGCGGTTTTTTTGCTGTGTGGCATCCTTGTGGCATCCAAATTTACTATTTTTTATATAAATGCAGAAAAAACGGACTTATTATTTTGTCCGTTTTCTTGGCTTTGTATTCATGCGCTGTATTTACTCATATAAAAAAAGGTGGTATTTCTACCACCTCTTATTAATGCAATGATTCATGGATTGGTAACTTGTTGACTTCTTCCATTACCTTTTTTGCCGAGCCATTACCACCAAGTGCTGAATATGGCTTGTACAGATATTCGTACAGATTTTCATATTCATCTTTTGTAATATCACCACGCTCGACATATTTCATGCCTAGATAAACGATTCTGTCGTGTCCAAGTCCGAGAAGCATTTGAGCCTGTGCATTGTTCTTGGTGTCTCTGCTTTGCATGTATGCCCAGAATCCACCACTTGCAAGAACTGCACAGATAATTGTCATAATCGTTTGCAAAACAGTCTGGTCCATTGGCAACACCTACTCTTCGCTTTTTGTGTACTGTGTTACTAGTTCATTGATGCCTGTCGAGCCTAAACCACTAGCTAAACCACCAAGAATGATTTCTGGTGTGAAAATCCATCCATTCATCCATACGTTTAACAGAATACCTAGAAGTGCAACGATTGTTGGGATATACTTGTTATCCACATCCTTAACCCACTTCTTGACGATAAATCCGATGCACCAGCAAATCGCCATAATCACTGGTACTGCATAAGTTGTTAAATCCATAATTTCTCCTCTTTCTATTTAATTATTAATTTCTGACCTGCGTAAATCTTGTTAGGATTTGCAATATTATTTAACTGCGCTAAGTGCTGATATGTCGTTCCGAACTTCGATGCAATAGCAGACAGTGTATCGCCCCTCTTGACTACATAGTAAACAGATTGATTTCTAGCAGCCATCTTCTGATTGACGATTGCCTGTACTACTGTATAGTTGTAGCCTGCATCAGTCAAACGCTTCTTACGGTCTTCGCCATTGCCCCATGCACCATTGATAACTTCATTTGCGATTTCTTCATTTGATTTCTTTACTGGTTGCGTTGGTTTAACTGGCTGAGTTGTTCCACTCTTGCCTGCATACTTATCCCATGTCGTTCCATCTCCATAGAAAACATTACAGTCTAAGTTTTCACTATAACCATTCAATCTTCCTGTGCTTGTCCATTGCCACATGCAATAAAACTTCCACCACTTTACACGTGGACGTGTTCCTGCATTTGCCATATTGTAGTTATAGTCTGGATTTTTATCACGATATTTCGCTACCCACAAGCCATAGTCAGCATTTGCTACACTTGACCAGTTGTAAGCATTAGCTACACTTTCGGACATATAGATTACAGGCTTTACACCACTTAATCTATACACTTCATCAAGCCATCTTTTTGCCCATGCTACATCGCTTTTGTTTTCTGCTTCCCAGTCTAGAATCGGAATAGCTTCGCCAAAATAATTTTTAGTATTATTATAGAAATATTGTGCTTCTCTGACAGCATCATTTCTTGGTCTTGCAAAGTGATAGAAACCTAACTTCTTTCCAAGACGTTTTGCTTGCTGATAGAATGAATCACACTTTCTGTCAACATATCCAATTCCCTCTGTCGCTTTTACAATTACAAAGTCACAGTCAACTTTTGATAAATCAATTCCTTTCTGCCACTTACTAATATCAATGCCTTTTAATGCCATGTTCTTTTCATCCTTTCGAAAGCACTATTCAAGTGCCTTTCTGATTTCTTTAACTTGTTCAGCAGATAACTTTGGATAGCACGCAAGTGCTTCTTCTAAAGTCATCCCTTCTGCCATGCGGTTCTTTACCGCACGAAGTGCAATTTTTGTTTTTACTGTCATTCTTCGCCCCCATACATAAGTTCCGTGATTACATCACACAACTCATCTTGTGTTACTTCTAGTGTATCAACACGCTTTTCAATCGTTTTCTTTGGCTGTTGTGCGGATGGTACATAGTCCAGATATTTCTGTGGATTTTCTTTGATATCATCCAGCGGTAACTCATCGGCAGGTGCTATGAACTCGTTGTAGTCACACACCCACTGTTTAGACTTTAGAATTTTACCGCCTTCAAATCCGTACTCCACTTCTTTCCATTCGCCGTTAAGACATAGCTGTACACGTGTTTGACCGTTGTACGTTTCCATCTGAAAGTTCGGTTGTTCGTTGTTGAAGTGTGCTTGCGTCATGTTTACTGATCTCCTTTCTAGCTCTGTGCTTGAGCTTGTAAACATCGTATCTTCTGCAGAATTGATATGATCGGGAGTGTTTTAAACTTCCGTAAATCGTACTTGTCTTTGTAGTAAATAAGTATTAAGAGCAAGGGGGAATATCCCCCTTTGCAAACCCCCTAGAAGGGGTTAGTCGGCGGACAGGCAATACCACCAATCAGAACCAAGCCCGTCCCGGCAATTCAAGGAGCAGAGACCCGAAGCAGACCCACTCCAGATATGACCGCACATTAAGAACTCTCTTAAGCCTGTATTTGCACCACCTCTGTAAGCTCTATCGCCAACTCCCAAGGAATCAGACGATCCAATCGAAGAAGGATACAAGCATCCATCTGTGATAACATAATCGCCAATCCAGAAATCAGAATTGTCTGCTCCATTAACTGGAATTGTGCCAACTTTTGTATAGTTATCTTGGATATCAGATAGTGTTGTTTTACGAGTTGCCCATCTTTCGCATCTATAAACGTCTGTTGTATAGCCACTGTTGATATTCATTACAACATCACTGACTAATTCATATCCACCTACTGAGTATTCAAGACCACACAGTCTAAATGGATGCTTGCCATCTGTGTTTGAAATTGGAGAACCATCATAAGTGCCTTTAACTTCATCCGTCCATCCTGCGTGTGCGTGCATGGATGTAATATAAACATTTACTTTTGATTCATCTGCTCCACTCGGCAATGTTGTAACAAACGGATTGCAGTCTAAGTAGATGCGATAATTTCCATCTTCCTGTACTTCTTTCGATAATACTCTTACATCATCTGCATATGCGTGCATTGTAGAATTACCACGGTCTTTATTTGATGATGTTGTTCCATCATAGCCAACTGACACACCACCACCAACTAAGATACCATTAGCCTGTTGCTCTGTAACAACAACATAAGTGCGTTCTTCTGCTGATTTTTCTGCCAGAGCATATTGGAAACTATAGCTTGTAACACCTGCAAAGTATTTCTGTGAGTTCTTTGTTGCGTATTTAAGAGCCATGTTCAAGATTCCAAATGTTTGTCTCATGACTGAACCACCATGATATCCTGTGCCCTTCTTTGGATAATTAGTCATCATGTTATTGTATGACTGATTCCGTGCTGGTTTTAAACCATAGTTACTTCTCAAGAATCCATCACTTGCAATGCCACTGTAATACTTTGGAAAAATGAAGTATGGCATGACACTACCGTCTTGTCTGACTGCCTGTTTGCATGGAGTTGCGATTCCTGCAGGCACATTCTTCTTGTCTGATCTGCGATAGTAAATCGTTCCATCATCTAAGACCTTCCAGTCTTCATAGTAAGTCATTCCGATAACACCGACATCCACTGCACCCTCTGTCATGTAGTTTGAAGAGCCTTCAAGAGCTGTAACAATAGGTGTGCCATCATCTTCTCTTATATAGTTACAGTTCATCCACTGAAACAATGGAATGTTCAAATATTCATCACTGCCTTCAACTGTATCTGTCGCTGGAGTAGGTATAGCAATATCTGTATTGTCATCTGTCTTGACACAAGTTGACGTTGTACTGTTTACGTAAGCAGGAATCTTTACACCATAAATCTTGCCTGTTCTTTGCTGAGCATATAACGCTTCTAAGACTTTCCCAAGAGTTGTAGCTGTTGCAGTCTGTGCGGCATCCTGTGCTATATCTGCACTGTCCTTTGCTTCTTTTGCTTTTGCTGCAGCCGTCTGAGCGCTTGCGCTTGCTTCTTCTGCTTTCTGTGAAGCAGTAGTAGCAGAAGTAGACGCTTCTTTTGCTTTTGCTGCAGCCGTCTGAGCGCTTGCGCTTGCTTCTTCTGCTTTCTGTGAAGCAGTAGTAGCAGAAGTAGACGCTTCGTTTGCTTTTGCTGTGGCTGTTTCAGAAGCCGTGACCGCTGTGTCTTTGGCTGACATGATATCTGCACCCACTTGGTCAAGATATTCGTCTATCACTTTCTTTTCTGTGTTTGTGTACGTGTCGAGTTCTGTTTTCTTTTCGCTTGTGTACGTGTCTAACTCGGTTTTCTTTCCACTCGTATATGTGTCTATCTCTGTCTCTTTTTCTGCAACATGCGTATCGAATCCTGATGCCGTGTCGCTCGCTGACTTAGCCGATGCAGATGCATTGCTTGCTGATGTGCTTGCTGATTCTGCATAACCTCTTGCTGTTTCCACAGAGCTTTCAAGAGACTCTGTTGCATTGTTGATAAGTGTACTTGCACTCTCCGCTTTTTCCGTTACATCATCAATGATAGACTGTGCTTGATTGGCTGTTTCAAGAGCCTTGTCTGCATTTTGCCCAGCTTCAATAGCCTTCTGAATATCAGCAATCTCTGAATCTGAAACAATGGTATTGTCTCCGATTGGGTTACTGTCTACGATAACCTCGAATTTTGCTGTGCCTGCCTGTGAGGAATCTGATTCCACGATCTCGACCGTTACTTTGCTTCTTCCTGCAACGCAAGCCATCTGTTCCGTAACTTGGAATGTAACGGTTGAACCACTGATCGTTCCTGTTGCTGTGCATCCGTGTTTGTCTGGTTTCCCCCAACGAATCGTTGCACTGTATCCACTAGGAATCGTGTATTCTTGTCCGTCTTTCGTGATATGCACTTCAATCTCAGGCAGTGATTTATCATACTGCATGAGGTGGATAGGTTTCGACAGTGTGCGTAAATCGCCAATGTCTACTGTTGTTGTGTGTTTGATTGACATGTTATCTCCTTTCTACAAAATAAAAGAGTGAATCACTTCACTCTTTATTCTTCAATCATTGGTGTAAGTGCAGACAAAGTTTTCATTGGAAGGCTGATATCCCCAAGGTCGGAAAGTTTGAACTTCTTGAACTCTACCTCACACTCTTGAATGCCGATTTCGTTAAGCTCTTTAACGCAATCGTTGTAGTGCTCGTTAGACGGAGAAACGTTACCGTCTTTATCTGCGTACTTCTTAATGATACCGTTACGCATCTCATCAAAAGATTTTAATGCGTCTTGTAATGTGTTTCGATTCTGAATGATTTTGAAACCGACATTTACAGGAAACGTTGAATCTGTGCCTTGCACTTCCTGTAACTGTGTGAGTAAGTTAAACGCTTGTGTGTAGTTCATAAATTTATTATCCTCTCTTCCAACTGTTTAATTCTTCTCTCATTAAAAGCCATTCTTGCCATCAAGAACTCTTCCTTGTCCACGGAATAGTATTCTGTAGCATCATCTCCGTTTCTGAAGGTTCCTGTCACAGCAATATCTTCAAGTGATAATCCGTGATTCACTAGCGAATTCCTGAGATCTTGAGCAACAACACCAAAATGTAAAGTGTTTGTATTGTATGGTGCTTCTTTGAAACGGAACTGCTTGATATCTACTTCTCCAATTGCACTTATATAATCATCTTCTAAATTGATTATATCTTTTTTCATCCTTTCATCTGATGTACTCCATACATTATGGTTATCAACGAAACAAGACAACGAAGAACCACTCCATCCAAAAGCAATTGGATGCATACCGTCTCCACCTACTATCGCTGTGCTCACAATCGTATAGCCACTGTTTATACCATTGAAAGAACTTACTTTACCGCTTGAATCAATATACAAGCGTTTATAACCTCCAACATATAATTCGATACCGTTATTAGATGCTAATTTAATTTTATTTGCCGCAGATAATGTAATATAATCCTCAGCCATTGCATAAATATAGCCATTACCACCAGCGGTATTTACTAAAGATACTTGTGCTTTAATTGTTGAGTTATTATTTCCAAACAGATACATATCAATTGCCCCATAATCGCC